AACTTTGGATTTACATTGAATACTGATTTCTTTGCGACAAAGAACTTGCCGTCTGAAGGGTCAACGCCTGCAAATATAGCAGGAGCTCCGTCCCACTTAACAGTCATATTAACTGAACCTTTTGATGACCCAGATAACATATCTCTAAGTGATTGAAGAAAATTAATTGCACCTCTACCCCCACCAACACCAAAGTTGAGTATCTCATCTTCTAGGTGTTCAAGGTGTAGATTTTTGCCTTGTTTATCTTCTAATAAGAATTCTTTAAATGTTAACATAGTTCAATTTTTCCATAGTTGTATATACTATATTTATAAATTGAACATTTGTCAAGTCCCTAAAACATTCCACTTCTTGCGTTTAGATTACCAGCAACCATAACTCTTTCGTGGTCGTTTTCTTGTGGTAATACCTTATGTTTAACCCAGCCTGGAAAGATTACTAACAATCCATTTACTGGTTGTACTTTATAATCTGTGTTTGTAAATACTAGTGGAGAACATTGACTTGTAACATTTACATAGTATGTCCAAGACCATATTGCAGGCCAATGGTCATGTGATATAGTATAATCACCTTTTTTATATACTGCACCCCAAACATCATAACAATCTGGTATAAATTGTACTGGTGATATTTCTAATGAAATTTCTCTAACCCAGTTTACTAGTTCTTGAAAATGTTCACCACCAGCTTCCAGTTGCATATTCCATTCTGTCATTTGTGCTTTTACATTTGACTTGTGGTTTATTCTATCACCTTGTTGTCTAATATATTTTTCTAATAAAGGGTTCAATTCTTTCCATTTGTCATATGTTCTCAGAACAACTGGATATCTTTCTTTGAATAATACTTGACTTCCATCTTTACCCCATATTGGTGGGTGGTCATTTACTGGGTCATCTTTCATTTTTTTTCCTTTAAAAATTTAGGTAAAGGGTCTCTACCAAATGGTCTAATAGTCATTAAATCTGAAACCATTTCTTCAGCGTCTTCCTTGAATTTGAATACTTGGACAACATCATTTGTTGGTAATTCAACAACAACATAGACAGCTTCTTTATTTCTCCATTCAACATCATAGTAGTATTTTACCTTATACTTTTTATATCTTGAGGTCGGAAAACTTTTCATAAGATTTTTCTCCTAATCTTTTTCCAACACCAGTATTGTCAAAGACTGGTTCATCTTGTCCAGAGTCTAACACATCTTTTTGTGCAACTTGTTCAACATCGTATAACCTCATCTTTGCTCTATCTATTCCTAATATGAATCTTTTATTCATTGTGGGGTCATTATATCTATTCTTTAATTGTTTAATCATTATCTGATTTAAATCCTCTAGTTCTTCAGTAGATATTAATGCAAACATCAAATCAGCAGTTGCAGGCAAACCAAAACTTTCTGATGTATCTTCTAGTCCTACATCTGTTGAAGTGTATGCACTTCTTGTTGTTTGAGTTGCAGATACTATTGGAACATTAGATTCAACTGCAAAACCTCTAAGTTCTTCTGCAATCGCCTTAATATAAAAATATGAACCTACACTTGCATTACCTTTAAATCTAGTTGATGAACATATATTTAGATAGTCTATAAAAATAATGTCTGGTTTAAATGATTTCTTGAGTGCAAGTTCTTTGACTAAACTTTTAAAATGACCACTATGTGCAGATGCAGTTGGATATTCTTTGATTACTAATTTACCAACTGTTTTCTTTGATATACTATTAATCTTATCATCAAACATTTTCTTTGGTAGTTCGTGTAAATCATCAATAGATAGATTCATTAAGTTTGCATCTATTCTTTCTGCAATCTTTTCTTCTGCCATCTCTAATGTAATATATAAAACATTTTTACCTTGCATTAAAGTTGATGCAGCCATATGACACATAAACAATGATTTACCTACACCAGTACCAGCGAGTGCAATATTTAATGTTTTGTTTGGCAAACCACCTTTAGTAATTTTATTAAAGTATTCTAAATCAAACGGTATTCTATCTTCTTTTTTATGATAGTATTCAAATCGTTTTTCTGACTCATCAATATAATCGTGTCCGATATGATTATCAAAAGATACTGCAAGTGCATCTGATAGTATACTAGGAATAGATTCTGGTGTGTTGTTCTTATCTTTATCTTCTATTATTTTTATACTATCAACAACTGCATTATATACAGCCTTGTCTTTACAGAATTGTTCAACTGTTTTTAGTAACCAATCATAATCAACCTCTGATTTATCAAGTGTTTTTAAAAGTTCTAATGCACCACTATTTTCAGTTTCTGATAAATCTCTTCTATTTTGAATCTCTATTTCCAAAACAGTTTGAGTTGGAGGTTTAGAATATTTCTCTACAAAGTCATTTATTTCTTCAAAGACAATCTGTTGACTTCTATCTTTGAAATATTCTTTTTTTAGAAACGGTGTTACCTTACGATTGAACTCTTCATTGTTCAATAACTGACTTAGTGTCGTTACTTCTATCGTCTGATTTTGTACCACTAATAACCCCCTCTGAATAATGTTTGTCTACTATATCACAAAGTATATCACCTAGAAGATTTTTGAAATCTATATTCAAATGTTCTTCTTTCAATCCATTGTAATCTACAACTGTATATTGAAATTTAAGAACTGCTTCTAAGCCTGGGTTTTGTGGGTCTTGTACTGATGCAATCTTTCCAAACTTAAATACAATACCATCATATCTACCACCTTTAATACCAATGCAATCTTGTTGTGATTTTGATTTGTTTTCTAAAAAAACATAATCATCTGCGATATTACCTAAATATCTTTTTGAGGTATCATTCGCTTTCTTCAATGCTTTCTGTTCCACCATATCTAAATTCCTTCTTCGCACATTCTTCTAAGATATCCATAACATCTTTAGTGAAATATTTCTTTGGGTCGTTCAGTATAGTTTTACCATATTGTTTTGAACCATCTGGTAACTCATACCTTGTTGCAACTTTTTTAAATACTTTATATTTTTCTGCAAGTTCAAGTAATCCATAATATCTATCAAGTCCTTTATTGTATGTTAGTCTAACATCAACCATTTTGTTTTCTACTGTAAGTCTTGATTTAAAGTTTTTACAATGTATAATATTACCTACAACTTCTGTTCCTTCTTTTTCTTTTCTTTTAGAAAGATATACAATAGAAGAAGCTGCATATTTTAATCCAGAACCACCACCCATTTCTTTTGTTGGAAACATAGAACCAACAACATCATATGTATGATTCGTTACAACCATAGGTACTTTTGCTTTACCAAGTTTTAAAGTCAACACTCTAAATGCAGCTTTGAGAACTTGAGCACGAGTCATATCTCTTGTTTCTTTTCCCTCAGCAGTATCTTCAACTTCTTTAGTTGTTGATAACATACCAAGTGAATCTAATGCAAGAAACAATGGTCTACGAATAGATGCATCTTGATTAATATAACTATCTAAAACTTTTAATGATTGAGTTCTAAATTCTTGTACTGTTGTTACTGGAAGTATAACCATTCTTGATGGGTCAATACCTCTATCAATAATCATTCGTTTAGTAATCGCACTTTCACTTTCAAAGTATATTACACCACCCTCTGGATTTTTATCCAGAAAGTTTTTACACATACCCATAAGAAAAAATGTTTTACCAGTTGCACTTTCACCAGCGATTGCAGTAATCTTATTTGCTGGTAGTCCACCATTTATTGAACCAGATAGTAATGCATTTAAAGCATATGAACCAGTGTCAATAAACTCTTCAACATCACCAGCTTCAACTCCGTCTGAAACTAATGATGCATATTCGTTACCAGTTGTTTTGATAACTTCTTTTAAAAAATCAGGCATTCAAATCTCCTTTCAAGTAAGATAACACATTTATCTTATAATGTCAATATCTGATTTATTATTCCAGACTTCTAATTCACCACGAAGTCTATCATCTTTTTTTAAACTTTCAAATCTTTTTTGTGATTTATTCTTCCACCAATTTACTACATCGTTAAATGAATACCTATCGTGATTATCTTTCTTTTTTAATACATCAGTTTCTAAATTTAAATACTCTTTCACATTTTCATAACCGTAATCAGAAAAATATGTTCTCTTTTTTTCTGTCAATTCTTTTGCATCTTGAAAAATCTTACAAAACTTATCGTAGTTTAATTTATCATTTTTTAAAGAACTTTTAATAATAGATATCATTTTAGTTTGTGTTTTTAATTTTCTAGAACTCGCAGTATCGTGAACAAGTGGTTCACCATTATTCTTTTTCTTAAACCAATCATTTAACTTTAAAAAGTTATCATCATTTATAAGTGGTGCAAAGTCTGAATCTGTATTACCTTTATATCTTAGAAATGGTTTCATACCGTCATACTGTGATGATGATTTAGATGAACCATATAATGATGTGGTTTCAAACATACAAAACTCAGTGTCATATTTACTTTTTAATATTTCAGTTGTTAAATGTGAACAACAAATACTTGCTAATAGTTTACCACCAAGATAATTATATCCAAACGGCTGTGTAGGTACAATAACAAAACCCATAATAACAGAATCATTAAATCTTTTCATTACATCTTTATTTAATGTATCTAAAGGTTTTCCTAGAAATACATTTCTAGGTTTTGAATTAATTGTCGGTGAACCCAAACGAATAAATCCAACAATCTTTCTTGTATTCTTTTCATATACAATCCATCTAACACATTTGCCTGGTATTGATGACTCATTGGCGTGAGATGAAGTTATTTCTAAATAACGACTGAAAAGTAAACTATCAACTTCTCTACACTCAAAGTCCATATCTTTAGGACTCATAGAAAAATCACAGAACATATCATCTTCTAAACCCATACCAGGCAAAGAAACTGGATAGTTACTCATTCTTTCAAGTTTAACTTTTCTAAGATAATCATCAATTCTATTCATATTAGAAAAGTAATCAACGAAAACATCAGCTGCGTATAGGGCGTCTTCTTTATTTAATATCACTAAAAGAAATCCTCAAGTGTACCTTGTGTTCCATAGGTACGGTCTATGTTCCATTTTATCGTATTTAAAATTAATGTCAAGGGGTCAATGAAAACTTTTTCAAACTGTATATCATAATCAACAAAGTTGTGTATGTCAAACTCTTTAGGAAGTTTGGTAATGTATGTGATTACATTTGAAGTAAAAGGATTAGGTTGTTTTAAATAAACAAACTTAATCTTATCTCCCTCTTGTATCAAAGGATATTTGTTTATAAGTTTATTTTGTTTTATCTTGTGATTGTATATCAATGCACCTTTTATATGCATAGGTGTTGACTTTTTAAATGTCGTTCCACTATCAAAGTATTTTGATAAACCTTTTACTGAGCGAGGAAACGAAATCAGTTCTGGTTTTACTTTAAGAAACTCTTCTCTAAAATTAATTACAAACTTGTTTAATTCTTTTTCATCACTTGTCATTATAAGTTCAAGTGCATCTTTAATCTTTTGTCTACATATTGCAGGCGTTGATGACTTGACAGCTTCAATACCCATCATCTTCAACTTTGGTTCTTTGTATGATACACCTTCACTATTCCAGACATTTAGAATATATCTTTTCTTTGCAACCCAAATACCTTTGTCTGCAATCACTTCTCGTTTCATAAACATCTTATTTGCAAATGCATTTGTATATTGTTTAAGTTCATCATACGATTTTGTAATGTATGGTTCAATAGATTCTGATGCAACCTTGTCTAGAAAGTTTATTGTTTTAGATAATGCATTATCACTTTTGATTGTTTTAGTAACAAGTTTATCCAGAGTCAAATAAACAGAATCAGTATCAGATGCAATCACATAATCATCATCTGTTTTTAGTATATTGTTTAGATATTTGTTAAGTCTGTTTTCAATCCAACGAATAGATAACTGACCACTTTTTGTAATACCTTCTGCAATCGCTTTGTCGTAATAACGAAAGTATTGATTACCTATTGCACCATAAGCAGAGTTCAAAGAAATCTTACGAGCCATCTGAATATTGTTATAACGACTTATAAGTTTTTTATACTTGTTGTCTTTTGTGTTTTCAAATTCTTGTTGTGCAGATAACATTTTCTTTTTGTAAGTCACTCGTTCATTGTATAACTCTTCCATCATAGTTGGTAGGAAACCTTTTTTATCTGTTCTAAACAATGCACCATTTGGTGTCATAGTAGTTTTGTCTGGTATGTTTAGTTTGATACCTTTTAACATATCATCAACTGTAATATCTTGATGTTTACTTTTTAGTAATGTTTCTGGTGAAAGATTATACTGCATAATCAAATGTGGATATAGTGAATTCAAATCAAATGATACAACCCATTTGTGTAAACCAGTGATTGGTTCTTTTACATATGCACCCTCATACTGTTCGTCTTTACTATGTGATGTCTTTTGTGGTATAACAATCTTTCTTTTTCTCAAGAAGTTATAGATTAGAATATCCCAATACTTAACTTGACCAAACACATCTGAATAATTTACTTTACCCTCATAAGCCATAGTAAGTGCAAGGTCAATCAGACCCATCTTATCTTCTAGTTTATCAACGATTTCCACATCTTGAATATTGTAGTCAATGAAAGATTGAAAGTCATTTTCATACCACTCTCTAAATGTTTCATATGGATTTTCATCTTTCTTTTCACCAAGTTCAACACTTGCGATATAATCTAACTTGTATGATTCTTGTCTGGTATAAGTAAACTTCTGATAGAGTTGTAGGTAATCATATTGTGATACACCCATAATATCATACATCAAATGATTTCTACCCATACTGTAAATTTGTTTAGAACTAACATTTTTCCAAGGCGATAGTTCTCGCATTTTATCTTCACCACAAACTTGTTTGATTCTATTTGCAAGATAAGGAACATCAAAGAAGTCTGTATTCCAACCAGTGATAACATCTGGATAGTTCTTTGTCCAGAAAGACATAAACTCCATAATCAAATCGTGTTCGTTAGGACAACGAATATAAGTTACATCTTCTCTCGTATTCTTGTAAGGTTGAATACCCCACACTATAATCTTTTTAGATTGTTGATTTTTTACTGTAATAGAAAGTAAAGGTTCTATTGCAGACTCTGGATTAGGAAAACCATTCTCACATTGAACCTCAATATCAATCGTCATAATTAATATTTTGTCAATGTTCCAATTTACCTTTTGTGGAAATGTATCTGAAATATATGTGTATGCAAATCTGTTTAGTCCGTGAACAAGATGAGGCTGACTTTCGTATTTGAGAAGAAAGTCTTTTGCATCTTTTATACAATCAAATTGATATGGTGTTACAGACTTACCATCAAGAGTTTTCCAATCAGTTTGTTTCATTACTGGAACAAACAAAGTTGGTTTGTATTTCAATCTAAAATTAACTCTTTGGTTATTATCAACACCACGAACTAAAAGAAAATTACCCCACTGTACAACATTAGTATAAAAATCCATAATGTAATTATATCATCTTTTTAAAAATAATCAACCCTCAAGTTTTTCTTTTTCATCTGGAAAGTATTTGTTCATTGCATCAATTAAATCTTCATAATGTGCAACTTCTTTTAATTCTTTCTCTATTTCATTAATAATATCACCGTGTTCACCTATACCAACTGGATTTGAAAGTAACACCTCAACATTCGCAAGGTGTTTTTCAATATGTCCTTTAGCATGAAATAGAAATGCAGATTTTAATTTTTCTTTAATCGCTTTTTGGTTCATCAGTTTCCTCTTTCTTTTTTCCAATATTATATTTTGGTTCTAAAACCCAATCACCTTTTTCTTTAAAAGAGATAACTTTTATTTGTGATAATGGAGCTTTGGTTTCTGGTTCGTTCTCAAAACTAACTAGTCCCCAATCTTTCAAAAGACAGGCGATAGAATTTCTTCTTCCTATATCGTTCTCTGATATGTTGTGCTCTTTACCGTCAAGTGCAAATAGTTCTTTGAAGTGAACTATGTAATATTTGCCTTGTTTGTGTAGTATGTGACAAGATTGAAAGAGTTTCTTTTCTTTCCTAGATGATACTCCGATTCTAGAAAGTGTTTCTCTAACCTTTAGAAAATCATCTGGTTCTTTTAAAGAAACTTCCAACATCTTATCTGTGTTCCATAAAGTTTCGTTCATTTTTTCATTCCACCTTTATTCAGTTTACTTTTGATGAACTCTATTTGTTCATCGTTCAGTATGTCAAGAATTGATTTAGCTTTAGAGTTATTATATCCATAATATTCTTTCACATACTCAAGGTTTTTAGATTTACTTTCCTTTATCCAAGGCGCATATCTTTTCCTTGTTCTAATAGTATTTAGTAAAAAGTCATACTGCAACTTCTTATCTTTGTCTAAAACTGAACCATAACGATTCATTTCATTCACTAATAATATACAATCATTATGTGGTGCAAGACATTTATTTACGATAAAAGGACTATACTTTTTTTCATACATATCGTCTTCACCGTCCATAAGATTATTCTTATTGAAGTTTATAGAATTAAGATACTCTTTTAATTCATATGCCATTATTGTGGGCTCTGTGCAAGTATCTTTTGGTCTGCAAGTAAAGGCATAGTTTTTAGTTCTATCTCAAAGTTTGCAGATAAAGTTCTTCTTTCCCCCTCACCATAAAATGGTGATACAGAATGTTTTAACCAATTAGGAAACATTAAAAGTTTACCAACTTCTGGTTTTACAAATGCTTCTTGAACTGGTTTTAATTGTTTAATATCACTAGTGCAATTCATACCCCAACTAAAAAATGTGAAACCATCAGTAGTACCAGATGCATTATTTAAATCTAGTTTAAGTCCACCAGTCTCATATTCTTTTGCACTACCAGATAGTTTTTCTATCTGTGGTGGTACTTTTAAATATAAAATGCAAGACATTCCAGTAGGTGTATTGACACCGTGGTCGTGTAGTGGATTATAATCACCTTCATAACTATGAACTGTCCACATAGATACACAATCACTCTTTGCATCTGCACAACCTAAAAATGATAGATACGAGTGTGTAAAACCTTCAAGAAGTGCTTTCAAACCCTTTACTGGTTTATCTTCAAAGTTCATATCTAGTTGTGCAGACTTTTCATTTGATTTGATTTGTCCTACGAGTTCGTGTGAAAAACTTTTTGCACTTCCTCTTATACCGTCAACATATTCATTAAATTCTTTTGTAACATAATCTGGTAAGAATACTTCCAACATATTTAATGCTGGTTTAGTAACCATTGACATCTTTATATCTTTTGCAAGACTATATGCCTCTTCTTTTGTATCAACCATAATAACTCCTATTTAAATTTACACTCACCCATCATCTGTGTTAGACAAGCAAGTAAATTAATTTCTTGGTCGGCAACAAATGCAGCCTTGTATTGATAATCTGCAATCAATAAAACTGCCGTTGCGATTGAACGACCATCTTCAAAATACTCATAAAGATTGTCATACATTTTTCTAAATATTCTAGCAGGGTCATTGTCTAAATTATTAACAACCCACTTTCTCATACTTGTAAAATCTTTCTCTCTCAAGAATGTGATTAAATCTCTCATATTCTTTTCGGATAGATTTACTAATATTCCACTATCAATTTGTCCAGAGGTAGAATATCTTTGTAATTCATTAAGACATCTTCTCCAATCTGGAAAGAACTTCATAATTAATTCTGCAACAACTCTTTCATCATACTTAACATTCTCTGTTGTGAGAACAGTTTTAATACTGGACATAAATTGTTTTGCAAGATTAGGTTTTTCTGTTTTAGGAATATTAAATTCAACAACACTACAACGACTATGTAAAGGTTCTATGATTCTATTCTTAAAATTACAAGTAAGAATAAATCCACAGTTCTTGTGAAACTCTTCTATCATACCACGAAGTGCTGGTTGTGTTGATTGTGCATTTAGATAATCTGCCTCATCAATAATGATAAACTTTCTACTACCTTCTAACGACATAGTAGATGCAAAGTTCTTCATCTTATTACGAAGTACATCAATACCAGATTCTTCAGAACCATTAATCATAATATAATCATAACCTATTTGTTCTAACATTGCCTTTGCAACTGTTGTTTTACCAACACCAGGCCCTCCAGTTAGTAATAAATTAGGAATACCATTCTTAACAAACTCAGAAAAAGTTTTCTTTAGATTTTCTGGTAATACACAATCTTGTATAGTTTTAGGTCTATACTTCTCAACCCATAAAAAGGTGTTATTCATTTAACTCCCCTATGAATTGTATGTTGATTCTGGTTCTAATGCAATAAAATAAGATACATCTAAATTCTTATGTTGAAAATAAGAAATACCTTTAGATGAAACTTGAACTTTATAATCACCAGGCAATAGTTTTAGATTCTCTACTTTGAAATAGAATTCAAAAAATGCAGATGCACCACTACCGATTGTAATTGCAAAGTCATTTGATGCTTTGTTCTTTTTATCTTTTACTTTAAGTTGTATTGTACTATCTTTTTGACCAGTTAATACTAAATCAGTAACACCAAGTGTACCAGCGGCTGTAATAACTTTCTTTAGATTTTCTTCTGTAATATCTACTTCTACATCAATAGAAGGCATTTTAATTTCTTTATCAACTGTTACAATAACAGATGGGTCAGAATAATGATACTTACAACTTGAACTGTTATCTTCTTCTGCAATAGTCATATACTTGTCAGAGAAAGACAGAACTGGTTCTTTAAATAAAGACATAGCTGCAAGATACTCATTTAAATTATAGATAGGAATCTCTTGTGAAAACTCATCTGGAACAGTTGCAGATGCAACAATGTTTTTCATTGCAGATACAGTTTTTAATTGATTACCTTGTTTTATTAAAATGTTTTGATTGATTTGAGAATAGTTTTTTAATATCTCTTTAGTCTGATTTGACAATTTCATTATTTAGTTTCCTTCACTTCAATAAGTTTATTTAAGTACCATTGTGCTTTCTTTAAGTCCTCAGTACCATTTTTATAATTATATCTCCAAATGTATTTTATAATATTACCTTGAAGATAGTTTTCAAAGCCATCACCAGTTGCACATTCTATTGCATCTATACATTCAATACTTTGTTGATTGTAATGTGGTGGGTGGTTAACATTATCTATTTTTTTCATAAAATCATTATATATTAAAGGTGGGGTCTTGTCAACCCCACCAATAAATTTATTTTACTTCAATCGTTTGAGGTTTTTTGTGGTCAGGCACAATTCTTTCTAATGCAATGTATAACATTCCATTTTCCATTTTTGCACCTTTTACTTTCATCTCATCTGATAAAGTAAAACTTCTTTTGAAACTTCTATGAGAGATACCCTTATGTACCATAGTTGTATTCTCATCTATTTCTTCTTCTAGTTTTTTAGAAGAAATAGTTAAGTTTCCCTCCTTTAGTTCAATATCAATGTCTTTTTTGGAATAACCAGCCAAGGCCATCTCAATTTGATAGTTGTAGTCATCATTTTTGACTATGTTATATGGTGGGAATCCACCACTTGTTGTATGAAAGTCAGTATCAAAAAGTCTATCAAATAGACTATCAAAACCAACTGTGTACGGTGTTAACCTATTACGGTCTAATGTTGCTAAAGTATTCATATCTATCTCCTTCTTTAAGCAAGATTAATATTTGAGTCCCAAAAAGGCAACTCATAAAGTTGGGGTTTTTTTGTTAGAGATAAACCCCATAACTCTATTTATTTATGACACTAGGGTAGGTATATTATATTGTGTCATTAAGGTGTCTTATGAACAGCACCTCATCTATATTTATATAATTATACACTACCACAGAGTCAATAATTTGTCAAGTCCCTAAGCAACTTCTGCCATTTGAAGTGCAGTATCAAGTGCTTTCAACTTAACTCTTCTGTTTCTACCATACCAAGCAGAAGTAAGTCTTCCGTCAGTAGTAGAACCTTGTTGGTGGTCAGTATTAAAAGTAACAGCATTAAATGCCTGCCACCAAGTACCTTTTGCATACTGATTACCAGGCTGAGTTTCAATAACCTCAAATGCTTTCTTAGCATTAACTGTTGTCGGAACAGATGGGTCTTTAATATCCTCATCTTTAATATTAGATGGATAAACTTTGTTAAGATACTCAACAAGTCTTTCAGTAGTATATCTTTTACTACCAAGAAACTCTGCCATAGTCTTGTAGTTATCCATTTTTTCTCTTGCAATACCAAGTTGTTCTTTAACCATTTCTGGATTAAACTCTTTTCTGTGATTTACTTTTACCATAGAATCACTATCGGTACTCAAAGATAAAGTCAAAGTATTATTACAAACAACCCTAATAGGTGTCATTCTAATATCAATAGACTTACCAAACTGATGTGGATTTGAAAACAACATATAGTTTTCTACCTCATCACCTTTAAACAATTCAAAACTTTGTTTAACTTTTGCAAGAGCCCATACCATTTTACCGTCCATTAAAGAACCAGCAGTATGCATCTCTAAATCACCAGCTTCAACATACTCAGAAAAGAAATCAAACGCTTCTTTGTTTTGAACTGGATTCCAGTTTTGTCCTACACTTGGTGCAAGAACTTTGTTATCAGAACTTCTAACTAATGCAAA